CTATTTGAATGCCATGGCGGCATGGACCGCTTTTTTCCACCCGGCATACAGCTTATCGCGCTCCTCTTCCCCCATCGCAGGCTCGAATTGGCGCTCCTTGGCCCACATGGCGGATATTTCCTCCTGGCTTTTCCAATAGCCGACCGCAAGTCCGGCCAAATAAGCCGCGCCCAGCGCCGTCGTTTCGTTGATCACCGGCCGTTCCACCGGCACGCCAAGCAGGTCGCTTTGGAATTGCATGAGGAAGTTGTTCTGCACGGCCCCGCCATCCACGCGCAGCGTCCGCAGCTCGATGCCCGAATCGCCCTCCATCGCCGAGATGACGTCCCGCGTCTGGTAAGCAAGCGACTCCAGTACCGCCCGGATAAAATGCTCTTTGGACGTGCCGCGGGTCAAGCCAAACACCGCTCCGCGAACATCGCTGTCCCAATACGGCGTACCGAGGCCTACGAATGCAGGCACGACATAGACGCCTTCCGTGCTAGCGACCCGGTTTGCGTAATTTTCGCTTTCTTTGGAATCCTTCAGCATCCGCAGTCCGTCCCGGAGCCACTGTACCGCCGAACCGGCCACGAAAATGCTGCCTTCCAGCGCGTATTCCACGCGTCCGTTAATGCCCCAGGCGATGGTGGTCAACAATCCGTGCCCGGAGCGAACCGCGGTTTCGCCGGTATGTTTGAGCATGAAGCAGCCGGTGCCGTACGTGTTTTTCGCCATCCCTTCGTCAAAACAAGCCTGCCCGAACAACGCCGCTTGCTGGTCGCCGGCCGCCCCGGCAATCGGAACCTCCTGCCCGAAAAAGTGGTGCTTCACCGTGTGCCCGTAAATTTCGGAGGATGGGCGCACTTCCGGCAGCATCGAAGCCGGCACGCCCAGGATTTCCAGCAGCTCGTCGTCCCATCGGAGTTCGTGGATGTTGTACATCAGCGTGCGGGAGGCGTTGGAATAGTCGGTGACATGCCGTTTGCCCCCGGTAAACTTCCAGATCAGCCAGGAATCGATGGTGCCGAACAGGAGCTTGCCCTGCTCGGCTTTTTCGCGGGCGCCTTCCACATGGTCGAGAATCCACTTGACCTTCGTTCCCGAAAAATACGGGTCGATGAGCAGCCCGGTTTTTTCGCGGATCTTGTCGTCGTATCCTTTCGCTTTCAGTTCCTCGCATATGCCGCCCGTCTGCCGCGACTGCCACACGATCGCATGGTACACCGGCTCTTCCGTTTCCTTATCCCACACGACGGTCGTTTCCCGCTGGTTCGTGATGCCGATGCCTTCGATCTGCTCCGGTTTCACGCCCGACTCCGACAGCACCGACGCGATGACCGACAAAATCGACCCCCAAATTTCGTTGGCGTTATGCTCTACCCATCCCGGATTCGGAAAATGCTGCGTAATCTCTTTTTGCGCGATATGAACCACTTCGCCGGCCCGATTAAACAAAATCGCCCGCGAGCTTGTCGTCCCCTGATCCAATGACAATATGTAGGTTTCCATCGTTCTCCCCCGTTTCGTTGGCATGTTGGATGTTTCGTAAGCGCTTTATCATTAAGATGAGATGAAAAGATCTAAGTATGGACTTATGTGAGTGTGGCTGCTAATGGCTTCCTACTTCTTATGCTATTCGAAAACGGGGAGGTTTTGAAGGGGGATTTTGAAAGAGGGCGATATTAGGGATGAGAGCCGACTGAAGGGGACGAATCGGCACTATGTAAATACACTATCTTAGATTTCGAAATTCTCTCCCCAATTTTAAAAAAATGAGCAAAGGGCAGTCCCGAGTTAATCAACGAACTGGATTCGTGGGATAGCCCGTTGCATCGCATCAATTCCCTCCTGATCGCGGTTGATATCCTGCATCTTAGAACAGCTTTAATCGCTGCAAAATGGCAAGCATTCGGTAGAAGTCATAACTCCCCTGATCCGGGGTATCTATAATGCCGGCTGCTAAAGCCTTTTGCAGTGCCGACTCTGCCCAGACCGGCGGGGCGGACATTTGGTCTTTTGCTTTCATTTGAGAGATTTCTTCTTGCAAATCCTCTACTTTGGGTCATGGCTTGAAGCTGCTTCTGAAGCTCTGCGTTTTGCATTCCTTCTTCTCCTTTGGCATTCGCGTGGTTATCGTATTGCGGGAGATTGTATTCTTCCATAATGGCGATCAGCTTGGCGGGATATTTGGGATCGGTGGCATAACCGCCTTTCCAGACCTCCTCTGCCGCTTTTTTGTAATCGGCGTGCAGGACGCCGTGGTATCGCGCAGGATTATCGCGGGTCCCGTTCAAAAGCAGGTTCGAATGATCCGCGATCGACTCCGTCCAGGAATTATACTTCCGAAACGCTGCCGTTACCTTGACCGCTTTTCCCTGTACATATTCCGTTGTAGGCATCTCGACGCTCCCAGCGGGTCCTTTGCCCTTTATGCCGAACAAATTGTTCGCCTGCCGCGTCAGCCCGCTTGTCCCCCAATTCGATTCTAGAATGGCCTGGGCGATCTTCAGGGAGGCCGGAATGCCGCAGCGCCGCATGTCGGATATGGCGCAGGGGGCGATGGAAGTGATAAAACTATTTTTGTCCATGATGTTGGCTGTCCTCCTTGCCGGGTTGGGATTAAAGAAAATTCAAGGCTATAACCAAAGCGATTTGTCCTGGTCTCCCTTTTTTCTGGCTTGTTTGACGAGCTGATTCCCATAAACCGCGAAGGCCCCAGCAAGCACGCCTTGGATGATAGACTCGGGTCCGAAACCAAGCAGCCAGATGGTGAGCAGCACCGCTGCGAATGTTACTACGTAAGCGATGCACCAGTCTGGAAAGCGTGGAGTCCGTTTGAGAATGTATCCAATAACCCAGCATAGGGCGATAACAATCATGAGTCTGGCATCGATCAGGTTGTAGATGGTGTTCCAATCCATAAAACACTGCTCCTTGTTCTAGTTAATAATCTCTTGGAAAATGTTCCTTGATATCTCTAAGCTCGCCGATGATCACGTCATATTTGTCAGAAAATTTATCTAATAAGTCCTGCAGCCTGCCTTCGCGCTCTTTGTTGGTCCGCATCACATAGATAAGGAGCCATACAAAAAGGGCCGCGAATGGCCCTTGAGTCAAAAAGTATTTAAGTAAATCCGTTTCCGTCATCCGCTCTCCTCCTTATTTTTTTCTTCCTCCTCTCTTAAAGTGAGGAATCCGCTTATGGCTTTAGCCTCTTCGCTCAGCAAGTACATTTGGGCATGAATCTCTTGCAAACGCAATTGTGCCAATCTTCGAATATCCTTTTCATTGTCCACTTATTTTCACACCCCCTTTATATCCCTGACCAAACCTCGGCGTCAATCGTCCCGATAAGTGCCAATGTTTCGTCGTATTCAGCTTGTGTAATTCGCTGTGCCGCTAGCGCCGCATCAAGTTTTTCCATTGGAAAGTTACCGGCTGCATAAGCTTTAATATCCTCGTGATAGCTATCGCCTACGGTTGCAAAAGAGCGTGTTCCATCTTCATAAATAGCAAAACCGTATCCTCTTACCATTCGTTGTTTTGCTGTGAGCATTTGTTGTCCCTCCTATTTTTTGAGAATGCATTAAAGCTGAATATTCATCTAAACAAACTAAAAATTAGATAAGGCTCTGATTGGCGAGCGCTTCAAGAATAAATAATTGGTCATCCTGCATCGCAGCGTTCCGCTGTTTCAGATCGTCGGCAAGGGCCTGGAGCTCAGCATTTTTTCGTTCCAGAACTTTAAGGGCATCCTCAGGCCTCACCGCAAATTTTTCGTACACGGCTTCGTCAGTCAGCATTTCCGCATGTCTTTCGATATAATCATGTGCGTTTTCATCCGTTATCGGTACGATCCCCGCTTCGAATGGAGCATGAGGTTGTAGGAATGTCCGATCCCCAACCTGTAAAACGTAGTAGCGGGCATTTTCAAGTTCCGTAGGGTTCTGAATGTTCTGGCCATTAAATTTATCGCTAAATTTATAAACTTTAAACATAACGTTCAATCCATCGATAAAGTTTTTCAGTTCTTCTTCAGTGCAGTTCAATTCCCTTCCTTTGTAATCCATGCATAAGCCTCCTTATCCCATTGTGTATTCAAGCGTTTGATTTGAAAACGAGCCATTATTAGCGTTCACACCGCCGGGAATATATGCTTTGTTACCGACAACGGCCGCTTTTGTACTATAGATGGACTGACCACTCGGAGAACGGTCTGCTGACGTTACCCATGTATTCGTGGCAGGGTCGAATATGTCGAGTTGGTTCCACAGACGGTATAAATAAATTTTGTTATTAAATGACCACGCGCATGGACGCTGATCGGCCGACGGAGCCGATGCCTTTTGAGTCCAGGTATTATTGCTCGGCGTATATTGATAAACGAGGTTTGTCCAGTTGCCGTTAATGTCCATGCCTCCGAATGTAAATAGGCTGTTAAAAACTGCAGCAGACGCTCCATATGCAAGTGCCGTAGGCATTGGTGCCATAAGTGTTGACGTATTTGTCGTCGGATTATATTGGTACGTATTATTGTAAATGGAGCCGTCCAATCCCCCAGCGGTATATCCATAACCGTTAATTGCACCGGAAAATTGCGATTCCCCTGCCCTTGTCTGTTTATATTCCCCGTAGGTGTTCGTTGCAGGATTATATATAACGCCTTGGTAGTACTGTCCATTTCCGCCTTGAACATATATCTTGTTATCGATAACAAAGGAACAACCATTGACCTTACGATATGGGTTATTTGCCATGTAAGCCCATGTATTCGTGTTCGGATCATAGCGTTCCGTGGTTATATTCTCTTTTCCTGGTTCGATTACACTCGAGTATCCCCCGATGACATACACATATCCGTTAACCGCTTCAGTGTAATGCCATATACGAGGGCCATTTAGGTTTGCTACAACTCTAAACCCACTACCAGACCAAACCTGTTTCCAGCTTCCGTTAACGCGTACCCATACCTGGGTAACTTTGCGCCATGTACCATTAACGCGTGTATGAACCGCTGAAGCATTTTTCCAGGCTCCACTGACATTAACATTTAAGGACATAGACTCGCCTCCCTTCCTTTATGTGTATTGAAGCCAGATTTGGCCGTCGAAGCCGCCGGACGGAGCAGATGTGGATTTGACTACATGACTTTCTGTCATGACGTCGCCGCCGCCTTTTTGATAATTAATCTTAATATCCATAAAAGCCCCATCTGTCGGTCTAATTGCCCGGAATATAAGACCTGCCCCTCCATAACCATCGTTATAACTATTAATAATCTGCTTAATGCGCCAGCCGTTTCCGGGTATATTTCCTGCACTTAACGTTGTCATGGCGTCTTGAGAAGTGGACACTCCCAGCGCCCCCGTCGTAACCGTAAAAGATCCGTCAGTGCCAATAACCGCTCGGCGGATTTTATTTACTACAAATGAAAGCTCCTGATTTGTTACAGTTCCTAGAATCATGCCTGCGCTAGATCCATAGAACCCTGAGTCATGAACTGCGATGACTCCTCGAGATGTATCGGTTCGGATGGTTAGGTTGAGATTCCCGGTTTTATATATATCAACAACCTTAGACCATCCCTCGTCGTTGAGTGCATCTCCCTGCACTCCAATCGTAACGTTGCCTGCTGTGTCAATCCCCAACATACGTATACCCGAACCATAAACTCCGTTATAAACCCGAAAAGCAGTCCTTGCTCCAACATCGTCAGAAACAAAATGAAAGTTTTTCGCCGCAGACGCGTCTTGGCCGATTTGCATCCCTGCACGTCCGGTCAAAATGCGGTCCTGCCAAACGAGAGAACCCGCAGCGGTGATCCGACCACGCTCTAAGCTTTTGGTTATGAGACTAATATCATGGTTGGTAGAGGTTCCGAACCGAATCTCATTCGCAACCGAACCCAGATTAAGGCTTCGAACACCGTCAGAAACACTAATTTGAGAGACGCTAAGAGTCTCAATATCCTTCGGCATAACTTTGTTGTCAATTTCCTGAGCAAGCGAATTAAAATCCCGAACTACATCGGCTGTCATTGATTCCTCAATGAGCGGCAACCCTAGATTTGTCGTTTGCGCCATCTTTACATCAACCCCCGATTATAGATTTCACTATACGTTTTTCCTGTTGAAAGGACCTGCTCATAAGTTTTTCCCGTCAATTTCAGTTCCCTGTACGTGTAATAGCGGAATACATAATCTACATCTATATGCGCAGGCTTGATTTCCTCGATTGCCGCCTTTAAGTCCTCTAAATTCGGTGGAATGCCGATTGTATCGATGAATTTTACAGTAAACCTCCATTCCACCGGATGAAAGGTCACTTCTACGCTTCCGCCATCATAAGCTTCCGCTACGCTCTTCACCTGTGAACCAGAGAACTTTCCTGCTCCACGCAGTTTCGATTCGACAACGGCACGACGTTGGTCTAGCGGCTTAGTCAGATCGGTAGGGATACCAAGCTCAAATTCCCAACGGCTCAGTCCCCATGTAGCCGTACGTACAAAAAATTGAGCGGCTGCCGAATCCAACGCCTGATATAGCAAGTCCATCTCGCTGCCCTTGGCATTCATGTCGTACTGCATGACACGAGAGTTTTCGTAATACGAAGGTAGATAAGAAAACAGCTCGCGTCCTCGCAAGCTGTCTATTTCCCATTTATTCACTTACGTTCACCGTCCCCAATACAGCCACTTGGCCTGAGCCGATTTCTATGTTTTGCTGTTCGGAATTGCCGTTGATTGTCAAATCCGAGTAATCAACGATAATCGGTATATCGAGCAGAACGGCAGCAATCCGCGTATAACGTACCAATGGATCTTTTCGATTAAAAGCAATTTGCTGCAAGTAGGCTTTTACCCCGTCTGCTATCAACTCCCTGATCTCCTCCAAGGTTGAAGGCTTTTCCTGCGTACGCTGAACTTTAACCGAAATACTAATGGGAACCTCCTCCGCAGGTAAAACAGTCACGACGGGCCCCGCCGGGGCCAATCCTTCTCCCTGCCCATCCTGGGTCGGATCGATATGGTTTTGGACTGCATCAATGATCTCGGGACTAGCAGCACGCTTGTCCGTATCTAAAATATACAACCCAACGGTCCCCGGTCCTTTCCAAAGCGGCACCACTTCGACTCCGCCAACACCAGCGATTTCATTCGCCCATTGCATGTATTGCACCTTGTTACCGCTTGTACCTTGACTGCGAATCTTTGCATAAAAACGCTCTAATAAAGATTGATCGGATTCCGTATCCGCCCCGCTTTTTGTAGGCTCAGGATTGGATACGGATGAAATCCCGCTAACCGACGAAGACATCACATTGATAACGCCAGCAGGCACATTGCCGTTTTTTCCCGGGACCACTGCTCGAATTGTCGCTGTACCAACACCCGAGCCATCCAACACGACGGCTGTTGTCGTGACGTATTCGACCGAGGACTCTCCCGATACTTCATCAGTGGGAGTCGCAACAAAGGTTCCCTCAGGCACAAGCGTACCCGGTTTCCCGGTAAATAAAACGATGCCCGATGCGGCAACCGCCTCACGTCTCGCAATACCGTGCTCGGCCGTCCGTAAATCTAATTCGACGGAACGGGTATCATCGCTGTCACTCGCTGCCGTACTAGCAAATCCTCTTCTTAACAACTCCTGCGCCCAAATCGCCGCTTCGGACAGCATAAACGCCACGGGCGCCTGCGCGTCCCAAATAAAAGAGCCCTCGGATTTATCGATATCCGCGCACCCGGCTCAGCATGCGCTGCATGATTTCGTCTTCGGTTTGATCTTGCAAATAAAGCGGCAAATCCGCCATTATCCCACACTCCCTTCCAATACGGCTTCTTCATCGCGGATATTCGTAATCCGGCAGGCGAAACGACAGCTTTCCCCTTCCCACTCGAAAACAAACTGATCCACGTTTTGCGTCCGCGCATCCGCGAGCAGCGTTTCGGAGACCATACGCCGGATTTCGCTTTCCTGAATCGCCCGGTTGCCGCTGCCGATCAATTCCTCCAGCTCGCTGCCATAATCCCGGGAATAGATGAGATGGCGGTAACGCGGCGTTCGGATCGCTTTTTCGCACCAGAGCACCCAAGCCTCTTTTTCATCGGCCGGCCACGGCCATTTTACGGGTCGGCGACATGACAAATTCGCCTGCGTCAAAATCGAACTTCCAGCTGCGGCCGAACACGGCCCCGCTTCCTTCATACGTCTCCAGCTCTGTCGCATCCTCCCAGACCATGTCCTCCGTCTCCGGAAGGCCAAGCTAAGACGAGCATCTTCGATTTCGGTTTCATCAAAATTAAATGACGTCTGCTTGTTTTCCCAATTCAGTTGTCCAGACTGCATCATAGTTCCTGTCTCCATATGACCCGGAACTGAAAGCAATCCAGGCAGCTCGGCAACCAAATAGTCTTGAAACTCGTGTTTAAAATCGTCAAGCTTCAAACCGGTTCCGGTGATCGTACCAAGAACGGCTCCCACGCCGCCAAGCGCCTGCCTCGTGTGTTTGCCGACGGTAGAATAAAGCGCCGACGCCAGCTGTCCGTAAGGATCTTTATTCAAGATAAAACCTCCTTTTCACATCGTCATAGGTACCCAGTTCCAGCGACATGCTTCCCGGATTCCCCAATTCCCTGCTGACCGAAATGACGATGAGCCTCATGCTGCCCAGCAAAACTGCGTCCCCGGCACGGATCGTGTTGATGTCGGTCGCATTGACGGAAATCGTCTGCGAGATTCCGCGCAGTTTGCTTTTGGCCAACTCTTTCGCCGCTGCTTGCGACTTGACTTCATCGTCCTGGATAATCGCCTGGAGCTGGCCATATTTGTCGATGTCCTTCTTGGCGATCGCCATCACTTTGGACGGGACCTCTTTCCCGGACTCGCTGGCTGTCGTTGCAAGTACCTTCACCTGGGTAGCCGCTCCCTCCAACGTCCGGGATTGGGTCGTATCCGTAACATGTTCAAGAATGTATACCTCCGGGTTGGTCCCAAGCTCATACAGCTCAAGCCCGGATGAAATCATCCGCGGATGATACAGCTTTCCGCCGGCTTTCGCCGTCTCCCTGAGGTCGGCGAACATGCTGGCATAGATGGACTGCGTCCGGTAGACGGAGCGTCCGAGCTCTTTTTTGGTATCCGGCAGCTTTGCGATTTTTAAATTCCAATCGGAAGCATATTTTTTGAAACGTTGGGATGCTGTCTGTTTCGCCGGAAACAAGTATTCATCCTCGGACTTGTCCAAATAGATCGTGCGGTCATAAATGGTCAGCGTCATCCGTTTGATTCCATTGTTCGAGGTCTCCACTTCCCAAACAACGCCGGGATTCAACAGCGGCACGTAATTCGTTTTGCCGTAAGGAACGCCGCTGATCCGAATGGACATGCCCGGCGAGATCGGCGGCATATCCGGCGTAACCACCAGATTAACCGTCCCCTGGTACGCAACCTGCTCAAGCGAGTCGCGCAGATTGATCGCCTCCACCAGGGGCGTCAAATCGTATTTGTTCTGCAAAATCACCTTGTAGCTCATGGCAGCACCAACTTCTGTCCAGGTTTGATCGCATTCGGGTTACTGCCGATGACCTTTTTGTTCAGCTGATAGATTTTATTCCATACCGAGCTGTTTCCAAGCTCCAGTTTTGCGATTTTGGATAGGGAATCTCCCGGTTTGACGACGTAGGTTTTGCTTTTTTCTTTCAGGTCGACTCTTGCCTTTTTGTTGACGGTTGAGGAGGATTTTCCTTGATTACCGCCAGCAAGCTTTGCTGCCTTTAATTCGCGCCAGGTCCGCAGCGTAATATCAAAATATACGTCCCCCGGCTCCCCCCCGCGAAAAGTAGAATTGTGCGAAACAACAAACACGAGAACATTGACAACGGTCTCCGATATGACGAAACGCAGCGGCATTTTCATCGCCAAAAAATCATTTAATTTATTCATGGCGGTTTGAGGATCCATAAACTCGTCCTGGCTTACTTGGCAAAAGGAATTATTATATTCCTTAGGAAAAAAAGAGGCGAAGGAAATTTCCTTCACCCTGTCTCCCTGCGCAAAATCAAACTCCCCCGAAGAAAGGATCATCGTCGTGTCGTACCCTTTTTGGCGGGAAATCGTCACTTCTTCGGGGTTCACGGGAAAAGTGAATCTTTTCCCTCTGCCGTCGATCAGCGCAAAGTTCATCGTAACGCCCCCTTCCCTACATCTTCGTTTATTGTCCAACGGACAATCTTTCAACTTAAGCCTGGGCGAAAGGAACCGGCTTTTTGTTTTGCGACGCTTTCTGGAATTCCGCTCTGAGACGTTGGCCGATCTGCTGGATCAGGCTTCAACATCAACAGGATATTCCTCGTGAACCGTGACCTGTACCGCGCCAGGCGGCAGGTTGTATTGGGTCGTCGTTTCGGTTTTCATGTCCCGCAAAAATCCCGACAACGTCGTCATCTGCTCCGGACTGATCTGGACGACTTGCGGCAGTTTGCCGCTGGCTGCAGCCCCCGTCGTTGACCCGGTGGCTGCCGATTGAAGCCGTGGGCCCGGATTAGCAGCAACGCTTCCCGAATAACCGGTATTCGCCCCTGGCAACATCGGGCTTGAAGGTGCAGGCGGCCCCATGACCGCCGGATTGTCCTTTGGTTTGCTTTTGCCGCCGAATTTCTTGGAAAACCACCCTGTTACGGATGAAAACGTTTCTTTAATTTTCGGCGCATAATCCGATACTAAACCGCCAATTTTTTCGCCTACAAAGCTGCCGGCCATATTTCCGAGAGTAGCCCCAATGGCATTGCCAACACCGGGAATCGGAATCAATGTGCCAAGAGCTCCGCCAATCATAGTGCCCGCTGCACCGCCAATGGTAGATCCGATGGCTTTTGAACGTTCTTTGCCTGGTTTTGCCGAAGCGATGGACATTGCATCAGACACGAATCCCAATGGTCCCATCAACTTTTTGGCGCCCCCTGCTAAAAGCTTACCTGCCGCGCTGCCGAAGCCGCTTTTACCGACTTTGCTCACAACAGAGCTGATTTTCGAACCAATACCGGTGCTTGAAAGAAACTCTTTACCGTGTTTCCATAGACCTTGAGCTCCACCGATGATGTCTTCGCCGGCCGATCCAACCGTCTCAAGCAGTTCTCCGCTTTTGCCGGCCATTTTGAACAGCTTAGTGCCGAAACCGGCTCCTTTCTTAGCGTTAGCTGCCTTAGCTTTGTTAGTTGACGGCTTAGCTTTATTGGTTTTATTCGCTGTATTGGCTTTCTTAGGTTTAGGATCAGGGCTAAACAGATTGAGCAACTTGCTTGCTCCGCCTTTTAGGACCTTGCTTGCCATGCCCAGCCCGCTTTTCCCGATTTTCCCGGCAGTGAGCCTACAAACGAAACGGCTTGGCAGCAGATCCGCCTCCGCTTTTGAGCAGCTGTTTTCCGTTATCCCATAACCCCTTAGCGCCTCCAACTAGGCTATCGGTGACAGGACCGAGGATTTTGGCGCCCTTTTTAGTCCATTCGCCAAGCTTTGAGCCGAAAATATTCAGTTTTCCGGGCTTGTTTTTTGCGCCTTTCGATGATCCGAATCCAAGGGCACTAAATAATTTGCCTGCACCGCCTTTAAAAACTTTGCTGGCTTTGCCGCCAAGACTGCTGTTTTTCATTTTTCCGGCAGCCGAACTCATCCAAGAGGATAACTTCGAAGATATGCCGGTGCCTTTAAGCAAGTCTTTTCCGTGATTCCACAGACCCTTAGCGCCACCAATGACATCCCCCGCAGCAGACTTCGCGGTTTTCCACAAATCCCCGCCTTTTTCTGCCGTCTTGAACAGCTTGGACCCGAATGTTTTCGGATTGGTTGCTTTGCCCATTTTGGAGCCGGATTTTTTGGGATTTGCCGCTTTATCCAGCTTGTTTCTTTTAGGTGTTTTCTTGTTTCCCTTTTTGGTCTTGGATCCTTTTTTATTCTTCTTGTTTTTTTTGCCCTTAGCTGTAGAACCTCCAGAACCTCCATCTTCGTCTTCGGCATCGTTCCATATGTCCTTCAGTTCCTTAAACTTGCCGGGAATCTCCCCGGCGGTTTTTAATCCCCCGCCAATTTTTTTTAGATCTCCGAATATTTCTTTCAGTTGGTCCAGAAATCCCTTCGGGTCCTCCTTTTTCCCGTCGCCTGCTTTGGTTGCTCCGAGTGCAGCGGTCAATTTATTGATTGCCACTGTATTGGACGTAATGGTGCTTACAAGCAATGAGGCGTCTGGTCCTACCTTGACTTTTCCACCTTGGATCTTCAACGTCACCGTCCCCGAAGCATTAATCACCTCCGACCGTACCCGCTGCAGCTTGCGCAGCAGGTTGTCCAGCCCTTTCGAGGCCCGGTCCTTCAGCACGATCTCGGGAGCCATGCGGGTTCGGCCGATTCTCAGGACGCGGCCCTGGATGCGCTCGAAGTAACGCTCCATGGCCCGCAGCTCGCGGTTGGCTTTGATGACGTTTTTCGGGTCGATGACCAGGTTCATCCGGTAATTCATCGTTTCAGCCATCTCTATGTCACCTCCTCATCGGTCCGAAATTTGGGCTGCCAGGCGGTCCATCTCTTCTTCCGCAAAAGCGATCAGAAGCAGGCGCTCGCCGCGCGCAGCCGCCAGAAATCTCCGGGACGAAGGTGATGCCGTACCCACAGATGATACAGCATCGTCGTCATTCCCCCGGAGCGGATTAGTTTTTTACGTCATCGATGTCGACGCCGAAGCCGGACAGCTCCAGCACCTTGTCGCCGACGGCGTCCAGTTCGCCTGCCAGCAGCATGCGGCGCACCGCCTGCTCCCCGCCGGACAGCTTCATGCGGCTCGTAATCCGCGGATCGCCCCAGCCGTTCAGGGCCAGGCCCTTCACTTCCAGCTTTCCGGTCGCTTCCGCGATCAGCAAGGCGTTAAACGTTTCGCTGTCCACCTTCTCTTCCACCGAACCTTTCACCGTGCGGCGGATCATGCAGCGCTCGCGGATGCTGTCCACCTTGCTCGAAGTGAGCCCGTGCAGCACGATGTTCATGTCCAGACGTTTGATGCGGACGGTCGCTTCCGGCAATTTTTCCGCAGCCTCGAACAGGCTGTCCAAAATTTGCTCCTCCGTCATATGCTCATGTACGCTCATGTCTCATTCTCCTTTTCCCTGGTTTCGAAAAATGCCTTAGTTGCCGACGATCGGATCGAGCAGCTCGTAGCCTTCAAACGTAAACGGCGTCTCTTCCTGCACCTCTTCGCCGGCCGTCCAGTTGGCAAGCTGGATTTTGTCCGGCATGCAGTTGATCAGGCGCACGCGCTCATGCCCGAAAGACTCCGGATCGTCGAGCTTGGAGATGATGTCGAACTTGGAGAACCCGCGCTGAATCATGTCCGACGTGACTTTGTAGCCGCTCATCGTACCGCTGCCCTTTTTGGCGCCGTTTTTATGCACCTTCCAGTCCCGGCCGACCAGGTTCAGCTCTTTCTTTTCGATCTCCACGCTCGCTTCCAGCTTGTTAATATGCGTTTGCCATACCCCGTCGATATAGGCCTGGCCATACGTCCCCATAATGACTCTTGAAGCATCCAACATTGTTTTTTCCTCCCCGTATTTTAAGAGTTCATGAAATGTTTGTTTAATCCGCTGAATCGTTCAGCCTGTTGAATCCAAAACCATCCTTATTGCACGTAAAACGTTCCGAACAGCTGCTCCATCACGTCGGTCAGCTTCACGTTCCACTGCAGGAACACCTGATCCGGCTCCGGCGTGTTCACGGCGCTGTCGCCGTAATAAGCCGGGTCCAAAATGACGTCGTAACCGTTCGGCTCGATGACGCTGCTCAAAGACAGCTGGGCCAAATACTCCTTCACGCGCCGATGAGCGCCAAACGGCCTTCCTCGGTGTTGTTCACCTTGCCGATATACGATTGCTCGGCGGCAAGCTGAAGGTCGGCGTTGATCGCGTCCATGACGCGGATGGAGCGGATTTTTTTCCAGGCGTTGTTTTGGCCTTCGGCAGGCGTCACCAAGCTGTTGATGCCGCGCAGCGCCTTAACCTGGCGGCCGTCGTAAAAGAGCAGGAACACGCCGTTTTTCACCGCTTCCTCCTGCTCGGAACGGGTCCAGCAGCGGGTCACGTCTTCAAAAGGCGTCACCGCATACGTCGCGGACTGGTTCAGCCGCTGCCCGGCAATGAGGCCCGCAACGTAAGCCGCCGTCTGCGCGGAGCTGTAATCCGTCCCGGCGAGGCGCACGCCCGTGCCCACATTGATGATGCCTTCATGATTGAGCGCCAGCGATCGGGATGCAGCGAGCTTCACGGCATCCTTGGCCGTATCGTCCGCAGCCGAACCTCCAAAGACGGCCATGACGCCCCTGCCCTCGCGGCGCATCCGCTTGATCCACGCCGCGAAGCTTTGCAGCAGCGCCATATCGGCGGCGTAATCGAGCGCCAGCACGTCAAAATCCTGCCCTTCCGCCGCTTCCTGCATGGCGATGTAGTCGGCATTCGTCAGTCTGCCGTTGCCGCTGGCGCCTCCCGTAAAAGCAGCGCCGCTCACGTCGGCAGGCGTTCCGCCTTGCCCCAGCACTTTGGCCGTAATCCAGGCATTGCCGTTATCCTTGTTGATCTGTTCGGCGATCGAGGCGGCCGTGCCGTCGGCTCCCTTGTAAGTTCCGAGCAGTTTGGCACCCTCGTACAGGCGAAGTTCCTTCGCATTCGGCTCGCCAAGCGCCGGCTGAATGGTTACGGTAAAGCCGTTGCCGCGGCTTCCCGGATATTTCGCCTGCAGCTGGAGCGCGTCTTGCGGCGTGGCATCCCCCGTTTGCAGCGTCAGGCTGGCTTGCGCCGCGGTATCATCCGCGAGACGGTAAGCGACCAGCTTTTTCGGTCCGCCCAGCAGCGCGAGATACAGCGTTTTGTACGCCGTAGCGCCGTCCGCTGCGTCCGTCGAGTACACCTGGCCAATGGCCGTTTCGCTTCCGATTTCCACGAACTCGCGCACTGGCCCCCAATTTGCCTTCACCGGCACGAGCACCGTGCCGCGGGAACCGCCCTGGATCGCCGAAGCGGCCGCCGCCTTGAAATTCATATACAATCCCGGCAATACCGGTTTATTCGTGTTTTCCCATGTTCCGCCTGCCATAATTAATCCACCTTCGCTTTCATGAATTGTTCGATTTTTGCTTTTGCTTCCGCCACCGAAAACGTCTTGTCCTCTTCGCCGTAAAAAGCACCCGCCATCACTTCTTCCTGAACGCCAAACAAATCTTTGGATCGATCCGTCAGCTCCGAAAGCATGTAACGCGGTTCACTGGCTGTTTCTTCGGTTTGCGCCGTTTTTTTAACCGCCATGCCAAACACCTCATTTCAAAATAGGATGAATCTCTACCCTGCGGATCAGCGCCGCCTCTTCGGCCGGCCGCATCCGCCGCTGCACCAGCGTCAGCTTCACCTGCCCATCCAAAAACGCATCCGCCTTCAAATCGGCCGACGCTTCCGTAACGGACATGTACCTGCGTTGGTCGGTGCTCAAAGGCAGCTGCACCTGAGTTCCCAAGACTTCGATGAGCGAAACGGCCGCCTGCTGCTCTACGTCGGAATTCGGCGCGGCGATATGCCCTGCAAAATGTTTGCGGACCTCGTAAAGCGACGCCCCCGCCATTTTGGTCTCGCAGCCCGTCATCCGCCACAGCACGGCATGGTCGTCCGGTCCGGAAGGCCACGACGTTTGGTATACCGTCCACGGCTCGCCTAACCTTTTCCCGGTCCAGACGGCCAGAGCGCTTAACCATTCATCCGGCCCGGCCCCCGGGCTCCCGGACTCCGCTTCCGGAACATACACGCCAAACCGAAGCGTCCGAACCGCCTTGCCCGTCGTTGGTTCCAGCCTTTCGGCTTCCCGCGCTCCCAGGTAAACCAGCGTAAACGGCGCTGCATCCGGGTAGGCCACCCGCTTCCGGTGCAGCCCGCCGACAAGCGACTCCGCCCACTGATCTGCCTGATCCAGGCCAGCGGCGCCCGCGTAAAGCTTAAGCCGGATCACCTGCCGGTACCCCGCCCAGGCCGATTTCCAGATTTCCTCGCCGAACGCGATCACCCCGTAGGGCTCCGCTGCACCGTCGGCCGGGGGCTGCACGTCGTACAGCCTGTCTTTCAGCGCTGGCACGACGTCCGCGATCGCTTGCTTGAGCGCCGCTCTCATACCGGGGGCTGCCGTAGCGCTCCTTGTTCCCTAAGGCTGTTCATGCCTGCAAGCACCGCTTGCTTTTGCATTTTCGGCTCCTCCTTCTGCCAACATTCGCACCGGACATGAGCCAAGAGAATTTCACCGCCAATCAAAAACCGGCCACATGGGCCGGCTTGAACATCGACTGTTAGCGTCTTCGGTTGTTCTCTTGATTTCATTTCCGATGATACAATCTTACACCCCTCAAACGGATGCGCTGACGCCGAATTGGACGGTTTCAGACGTATTGTCGGATGAAAAAAACACGAATGTATGTTCGTATTTTTGTTTAGGATTTTCTCCTATATACGCAGTCTGCACACCGTTAATAGATGATTTGATATTTGGAAATAAAAAAAGGACAGGGGGCTCTCCCCTATCCTTTCAATCTTAGCCTCAACGATATTCTAACGGACCTCACAACCGCTAAGTAGGTAAGAAGGGCCCGTTTAATATTCTAACGGTTATCACTGTGCTTAATTGCTCCGAAACACTTCCAAAAAGGCGCTTTTTCAAGAAATAGCCTCAACTGTATCCGTTAAAAAACAAATGGAGCCAATTTACCCTCAATAACGGCGGCTGCAACCGTTAGAGTAGCGCGTGCGATTCATTCGTGATCCATGCGGCAGTCAGTACGTCCGAAGATGGGGCCACGACTGATTTCACGGCGATTACAGCGACTGAATTCACGACTGTTTCTAAGACCATAGACACGGTCGTTTCCACGGGTTTCTACGATTCCATTCCTTCTACAGCCGTTCCAAAACTATAGCTACGATTGCATGAACAACTGCTTCACCGGAGATTACAACCACTGATTCACGACTGTCTCTACAACTGCTTCAACGACTGTAGCTGCCTTTATTTTATTTCCGCGGGTCTCTACGCCCGTTTCTACCACTGTTTACCCGCCTGTTCCCCGGCCGTTTCCACGCTTCCTCAAGAGACGCCATTCTGCCACTTCATACCTGGCGGTGCCCCAACCGTAGCGACCTGAACCGTTCATGCGAATGGTTTGCCTTCAGAAATCTAGAATCTAGCCCACCGTCACCCGCTTTTGCAGCCCGTCAAGCTTAAGCAGCCCCAAATCGGCGAAGGCCAGCGCCAGCTTATAAAACGCCCGGGTCCGGATTTTCGTGTACGTGTCCTTGCTGACCGGCGGATCCAAAATGTAGTTGTACACTTTATAATCGAACACATCGTCCTGCTTCATGTACCGCTCGCGGATGATCAGCCGTTCCCGTTCCCCCAGCCGGTCCACGACGGATTCGATCATTTCGCAGTACGCCCTGCGGGCTGCAGGCACGTCCACGTTGTAAACGGCGATTTGCGCGGTCTGGTCGGATGTGACGTTCGTCGGTCCGTGGAAGCGTTCGGTATACGAAGCAGTGATGCTGGCTTCCCTTGCTTCGAAGGTGATCGTTTTATAAATGCGATATTTTTCGAACAAAGCCTCGATCGCGGTTTGCGTTTTGCGGCGGTCCAGCTCCGGCAGAAATTGTTCCATGAATATGCACTCCTTCAAGATTAAAATAGTAAATAGTTGTATCGTGTTCGCATTTTTGTTCGTATAATGATGTTAACATACCACTTTTTGGTACAATCCGTAAACCGGCAAAATCGAAGAAAACGGGTGGTTATCCCTCCTCTTTTGTGCCTTTTGGCATGAAATTCGCCTTTTTCTTTACCTTTTGGCAACAAGACGTTATAGTAGTATGCGGGAACGTAAGTTCTTAATAGAGGATCTGCAAAACGCGCGCTTCCACAAGCCGTTCGAATTTGCACAGGTCCTGATGGATGCAAAGGAGTGGACATACTCGTGGAAAACGAATTCGGAATGCTGTTAAGAAAACTTCGCGAACAAAAAGGCATGTCGATCAACCAGCTGGCGGAAACCGCGGGAATCAGCAACTCGCAAATTTCGCGGATGGAAAACGGCGTGCGCGGCGTGCCCAAAGCCCCCACCATCCGCAAGCTGGCCGATGCCTGGGCGTTTCCTACGGGGAGCTGATGACGGCCGCGGGATATTTGGAGGGAAGCGGGACCGCGCACGATGCCGCTCAGGCGCCGGAGTGGGCCACGTACAAAGACAAACGAGATTTCAAAAAAATGCTGGAAGAAGACGGCGAGCTGATGTTCGACGGAATTCCCCTGGACGAGGAGGACCGGCAGCGGATCAAGGACGTATTGACCGGGTTGTTCTGGGAAGCCAAGCAAATGAACAAAAGAAAGAAAAAACCAAACGGAACGCCGGATGGAAAATAGCTCCTCCACACGCTGCCAACTTACGACTAAACGACAAAGCAGGTGAATATGGTGGACGAGATCATTCGAAAATTAACCCGCAAATACAAAACAAGCTGTCCCTTCGAGCTTGCGCGTGCGCTTGGCATACAGATCCGTTATACCGACCTTGGCAAATCGACCAAGGGACTGTATTACCGCAAGCTGCGAAGGCGGTTTATCGTCATACACAACCAGCTTTCCCCCGAGTGGCAGCGATTCGTTTGCGCGCATGAACTGGGCCATGACCGGCTGCATAAGGGGATTAACCGTTTTTTCCTGGAGGAGCATTCCTATTTTGCGCCGGGCAAGCTGGAGCGGCAGGCCAACCGGTTTGCCGTCCTGCTGTTGACCGCAGGGGTCGCCATACGTCAGGATGAAACCGCCGAGGACGTTTGCAGGCGCAGCGGCATTCCGCCGGAAATGTGCCCTTTGCTTGAGGGCATGTCCCGGACATGA